TACAACTGACGGACGACGAACTAGAACAACAATTACCAAGACCTGTAGGGTATAGAGTGTTGGTAGCACTACCTGAAATAGAGAAAACCTACGCAGACACTAGCGTTTTAAAGACGGACAAGGAGATGCACCATGATTACATAATGTCTATCATGGGGCTTGTGGTCGATATGGGCGCAGGAGCTTATGAAGACAAAGAGCGGTTTCCTGATGGCGCATGGTGTAAGGAAGGTGACTTTGTTATGTTTCGGGCGAATAGTGGAACAAGATTTAAAGTGGCTGGAAAAGAGTATCGTTTGATGAACGATGATTCTATAGAGGCTGTAGTAGCAGATCCTCGTGGCATCACGAGAGCATAAGAGGTAGAAAATGGCATTTGAAAAAGTAGAGTACACATTTCCCGATGAGGAAACAAAAACGCAGGAGATAGAGGTAGAAAACTCTAGTGCTGTAGAGATTGATTTATCAGGAAAGAAAGAAGAAAAAGATGAACCAAAAGCAAACGGAGCAGACGATAAAGGAAGCCAAGAAGCTGCTCCTAAAGATGAACTTGAAGTTGAAGTTGTCGATGATACACCGAAAGCTGACAGGAATCGTAAGCCTTCCGCACCGCCTGAAGAGATTACTGAAGAAGAGCTTAAGAAGTATTCGGATCAAGTTCAACAACGTATAAAACATCTTGGTAAGGGATATCACGACGAGAGACGAGCCAAAGAGGCTGCTATGCGGGAACGTGATGAGCTAGAGAGGTTTGTAAAATCTATACAAGAAGAGAACACTAAACTAAAAGGTAGTGTTAACAAGAACCAAACAGCTCTTGTTGAACAAGCTAAGAAGACAGCAGAGGTTGAGCTTGCACAAGCTAAAGACGCATACAAGACAGCGTATGAGGCTGGAGATGCAGATGCTATTCTTACAGCGCAGGAGAACTTAACAACTGCTAAGATAAAGAGCGATAAGTTAGATAACTTCAAAGTTCCTACTTTACAGGAGGAATCAGATGGGGTAAAAACAAAAGAGGAGCCGCCTGTTGTTGATAAAAAAGCGCAGGATTGGGCTTCAAAGAACACTTGGTTCGGTACAGACGACGAGATGACAAGTCTGGCACTGGGCTTGCACAACAAACTTGCCAAGCAAGGAGTTGATTTGCAGAGTGACGAATACTACGAGGCTATTGATACTCGTATGCGGCAGCTCTTCCCAGATAAGTTCGAAGAAGAGATTGCAGAAACTGAAGAGGCTGAAAAGCCTAAAAAACAGGCTAATGTGGTTGCACCCGCAACGCGGAGCGTAGCACCCAAAAAGGTAAAGCTAACGCAAACACAGGTCGCCATAGCGAAACGATTAGGAGTACCTATCGAATTATACGCCCAAAAGGTTGCAGAAGAAATGAGGAAAGACTAATGGCTGAAAACAGAATTAACAGAGAACTTGAAACTCGTGAAAAGACAGTACAAAAGAAGGCTTGGCAGAGACCCGAAACATTACCTTCGCCTACGCCAGAGCCAGGGTATGCGTACCGTTGGATACGAACAAGCACTCAAGGTCAAGTTGATGCCCCTAATGTTTCCTCAAAATTACGTGAGGGTTGGGAACCTGTGAAAGCATCTGACCATCCAGAAATTACTTTGGTAACTATCGAGAACGAAAAGTTCAAAGATAACATTGTAATCGGAGGGTTATTGCTGTGTAAGGCTCCAGCTGAACTGGTTAAAGAGAGAACTGCGTACTACAAAGCTCAAACCGATAACCAGATGAAATCAGTTGATAACAACCTCATGCGAGAAAACGACCCTAGAATGCCGTTATTTAACGAACGGAAGACTAAGGTCACTTTTGGTAAAGGCAATTAATTTTAACAGGAGACTATTTTCATGGCTTATCCAACTATCGATGCCCCTTATGGGCTAGTACCCGTTGGTTTGATTGGTGGTCGTCCTTACACAGGTGCTACTCGGCAAATGAAGATAGCTAGCAACTACGGCACAGCTATCGGAAAAGGCGATCTAGTGAAACGTGTAAACGATGGAACAATCGAACGTGACGGAAGTACATCCGCTTTCCCAGCCACTGGGACATTAGGTGTTTTTATGGGTTGTCAGTATACTGACCCCAACACTAAGCAGTTGACATTTAACAACCAATACCCTGGCAGCATTGTTGCTAGTGATATTCATGCGTTTGTTGTTGATGATCCTGACGTGATATTAAAAGCAGCTATTTGTTCTTCAGGTACAACAATGGCAACATTGGGAAGAACGGCTATTGGCAACAAAACTGCCATCATTAGCAATACACTAAATACTGCTAACGGTGCGTCTAAGCTTGCTGTCAACAATTCCGTTGCTACCACTTCAACACTACCATTTCAAATCATTGATGTAGTTGACAGCACAGCGACAGGTAGCGATACCTTCCAAGAAGTGCTTGTCATATACAGCACACATACTGATAATGGTAGTAACGTGTTCATCGGTGGACACGCTTATCGTAACCCAGTTGGACTGTAGGAGGTATAGACAATGGCAATTTCTAGAGCGCAACTTCTTAAAGAGCTACTTCCTGGTCTTAATGCACTATTCGGTTTAGAGTATGCAAAGTATGGGGAGGAACATGCGGAAATCTTTGAAGCAGAGACTTCTGACCGTTCTTTCGAAGAAGAAACTAAACTATCAGGCTTTTCTGCTGCACCAGTCAAAGACGAAGGTTCTGCCATCGAGTATGACAATGCACAGGAAGCTTTCACGGCTCGCTATACACATGAGACAGTGGCGATGGGCTTCGCAATTACTGAGGAGGCTATCGAAGATAACTTGTATGACTCTTTGTCAGCACGTTATACAAAAGCACTAGCTCGTGCAATGGCGTACACCAAGCAGGTAAAAGCAGCGACTATTCTAAACAATGCTTTTGACTCAGGTACTACTTATGGAGATGGAGTGGAGCTTTGTTCTACTGCACACCCATTAGTGAGTGGTGGAACTAACTCTAACGAACCAGCGACACCATCTGATCTTAACGAAACTTCTTTGGAAGCGCACGTTATTCAGATATCAAACTGGACAGACGAGAGAGGGCTACTTATTGCAGCAAGACCTCGTAAGTTGGTAATCCCACCAAATCTACAGTTTGTGGCAACACGATTGTTAGAAACTGAAGGCAGACCAGGAAGTGCGGATAACGACCTTAATGCACTACGCAATAACGGTTCTATCCCAGAGGGCTACACTATCAATCATTACTTGACTGATACAGATGCTTACTTCCTGATGACTGACGTACCAAACGGTCTAAAGCACTTCACACGTAGCCCAATGGCTACATCTATGGATGCTGACTTTGACACAGGTAACAGCAGATACAAGGCTAGAGAGAGATACTCTTTCGGTGTATCTGACCCATTAGGAATCTTTGGTTCCCCAGGAGCCTAAGAAAAAATCAAAGGGCGGCTTGCGGGTCGCCCTTTTTTACTTTATACTACGCTTACCTTGACAATCACATGGTGTGATTGACTACAGCCACTACAAGGAGGTTCACATGGCTAACACTACGTTTAAAGGCCCTATTAGGTCTGAAAGCACAATTAAAACAATCAGTAAAAATTCATCCACTGGCACAATTACAGAAGTTATCACTATGGGTGATGCGCCAGTTGCATTAGGTGACGAAGACAAAACACTTGATAACGCAACGCATAGCGGAAGAGTTTTAGCTGTACCAGCACTTGGATCTAATAGAACGATAACGTTACCAGCACCAGTTGCAGGAGCTACGTTTAAGTTTATTTATGCAGGAGCAGCAGAAGAAGCAGAAAATTTGATTATTGTCACACCTGGCAACTCTAATTTTTTCCTAGGAAATGTCCAGCATCTAGATACTAACGCAGATAATGTTAGTGTATATGCAAACGGTAGTTCTAATTCAAAGTTAACATTAACCGATTTTGGAAGCATGGAAATAAACATAGTAGGTAAAGACAGCACAAATTACTATGTTTGGGGTAATGTAGTCTCTGAAGATGCACCTGCTTTTGCTGACCAGTAATAGGAGGTATAAATGGCTAGATCAGATGTAAAAGCCTTTAATCACGACCAAGGCGATGATGCCGCAGTTGTTGGACCTGCTAGATCAAGGTTGAGGCAACTTATAGTATTTGCTAACTCAGCTGGAGCCGTAACTATTAAAGATGGTTCAGGTGGATCAGATATATTGGTTCAGAGTTTTCCAACAGGGTTACATCACTTAAATATTCCAGCTGATGGTATCCTTGCAGAAAATGGCGTTTTCGTTCACGCTTTTACTGGTAGTGGCAACAAACTTACTTTGATGCTTTCATAATGCCTAGTCATGCGTAACGATTATAAAAGAGGCGGAAGAGTCCGCAAAGGCAAGGGCATGAAAGGTATGTCCATAAAAAGTGGGGATAAACGCCCCACTAAAGCTGGAGCGGGCATGACGGCAAAGGGTGTTGCTAAATATAGACGGCAGAACCCTGGATCTAAGTTGAAGACAGCTGTGACGGAGAAGAAGCCCACAGGCAAGCGAGCAGCAAGGAGAAAGTCATTTTGCGCTAGAAGTGCAGGGCAGATGAAAAAGTTTCCAAAAGCAGCGAAAGATCCGAACAGTCGGTTGCGACAAGCACGAAGAAGGTGGAGGTGCTAATGGCGATCAGTCGCGCACAAATGGGTAAGCAGATCAAGAACCCACCAAACAAAATGTCTAAACTTTCCCAGAAGAGAAAGAAGAAGGCACAAAAAGAAAGAGAGAAAAAAGATGGCGTATTTACAAAGTAACGTACCGTATTTTAAAGCATGGGTAAGACGAGAGTACACGAAGAATTTTATGGAGTATCAAGGAGAGTTTTTACACGCAATGGTTATAGCTGTAACAACAATGCCAAATAGGTGTCTAAGTTTCCAAGTAATATTTACTGGATGTGAGACAGATGACACAGATGAACCAAACGTACATGGTGGAGCCATGTGGGCTAGGATGCCTATAACAGCGTTGGTCGCTGATACCAGTTACGAAGAGTGGCCCACAGAGATGCCAACCTATGTAACACAGCCGTGGGATTGTATGTCTCACGATCATTCAGTTTATGTATTGAATAGAGCTACACCCGCTCCTTGGATAGCCAAGGTAGACGGAGAGTTCTATCCTGCGAAATACTATTTTACTGTGGATTATACAAACAGTGAAGTAGCGGACGATCCTGCCCAACACAAACAGAGTCATGTTCTTGAACTGTTAGATGCAGGAGAGTATACAGGTAACATAGTAGCGTTGCCTAATAATCGGGTTCGTGTAACGCACCCTGCGTGGTTTGAGACTGGTCAAGGCGCACCAGACTTCAGACCGAATCAACATACTTTTCATTCTAAACAGAACCATGAATACGTTTGGGATACCCAGCGTGTTTTTAATAATCTATACAAAGAGGAGCAAGAAGATGGCGAATAAGAAGAAGATGATGGCTGGCGGTAAAGGAGTTAAGAAGAAAATGCTCGCTGGCGGTAAAGGAGTTAAAAAGAAAATGCTCGCTGGTGGTAAGCAAGTCAAAAAGATGATGGCTGGTGGTAAGCAAGTCAAGAAGGGATACGCTGCTGGTAAAACAGTCACAAAGAAAATGATGTCTAATGGCAAGCTTGTTGGAGGGCAAACAAAGCTAGACAAGAATAAAGATGGCAAGATAACTGGAGAAGATTTTGCAAAGTTACGGGCAGGTAATGCCAAAGGCGGAGCTATCAGAAAAATGGCTGGTGGTAAGCAAGTCAAGAAGATGATGGCTGGTGGCGGTAAAGCTAAAAGCATGGCTAAAGGTGGTGCTAAAGGCGGTAAGAAGAAGTCTAAGGCTAAAGTACGAGGCGCAGGTATAGCACGAAAAGGTGTAAGACCCGCAAAAATGAGGTAAGCTATGGCGTTACGTCGGTACTACAAAAAAGGAGGTAAGATTTGTCCTGCTGGTAAGGCGTGGGCGAAACGTACCTTCGATACATACCCTTCAGCGTACGCCAACCTTGCGGCTTCTAAATACTGTAAAGACCCTAACTATGCAAAGGGTGCAAAAGGTAAAAAGAAAAAGAAGAAGTAATGGGCGAACTAAAGAAGTGGTTAGATCAGAAGTGGGTTCGTATAGGGACAGACGGAAAGATCAAAGGTCCTTGCGGTACATCTAAGGATAAAAAGAATCCTGATAGATGCTTACCTGCCGCAAAGGCTAGGAGTCTGTCCCAGAGCCAACGAGCCACCACAGCCAAGAAAAAGAAGCGAGAAGGCGCAAAAGGGAAAACTGTAGTAAAAAATACTAAACCTGCTACAGTAAAACTTAACGGTGGAGGTCTTGCCCGAAGAAGGCGTGGTATCGCACGAGGCTGCGGTGCTATTATGGAGGGCAGGCGAAAACAGACGCAGTATATATAGGAGATAACATGGAACTTATACAGAACGGTACATTCGCAACAGGAGAACCTGTGTACCAAATAGCAGAGAAGAATAGCGATGGGACACACACCACTGTTGTGTTTGACCCGATGACAAAAGAAGAAGCTGAAGAGAGACTAAAGTCTATGGGAGGCACGATTGTGGAACCCGTGGAAGAGGTAGTATCTGACGATTCTCCTGACTAC